AACACGCTAACATCTGAGCGCCCTCTACGTTGTCTGTGTTTTCTTTGAGCTGGCTCCAGTCGATGACGGGGATGCTGGCTTTAAGGGCTTCGTACTCTTCTTCGGTGCACTCTTCGTAGGGAGCTTGGCGATAGGTTCCGCCGTCGTAGGGGAGGTAGCTAACTCCACTGATTTCGTCGAAGTGGTCCCAGGTCCAGGCTCCGACACTTGGCCAGTCTTTTTCTGCAACTGAGACGGTGATGGATGGTTTGTGCTCTGTAAAGTATCGCTGGTAGGTAAGCCAGAGTTCGAGGTGACTAATGGGAGTAACGTCGTCCCGTACGAGTCCGTCGGGGGCTCTTTGAGGAAAACTGAAGACGGTAGTTTGGGTTGGCTTGTAAACGCAGTCTTCAGCTGGTACTCCTTGTCCAATAAGGAACTGGGTGAGAGGATCTTTTTTATCTCCACGCACTCTTCTGATATAGAATTTAGCATGGCGAGGGTGGATGCCGCTCGCCGAATTAGTGAGCTGGGATACTGTTCCACTTGGCTTGACGCATGTGATAGCAGCGCTGACAGGGACTCCGAGAATAGCTGCCCATTCTTTATTTGTATCTCTAGCGCATTCTCTAAGTTCTGTAAGTAGTTCATTTAGCTCTGGTCCTTGGGTTGTGAGAAGGGGATTATCATAGATTCCGGTGAGGGAAACACCCAGTAACCGCTCTTCTTCAGTATTTCTCTGCCACACCTTGCGCAGATAGGGGAACTTGGTGAAGGTAGACTGGATGGTACCCAAGATAGTGGCGAGGCGCACTTTGCGCAGCAAGGTTTCACGGTTGTCGTCATGGCGTACTACAACCTCACTGAGATTACAAAATTGGTACGGTCGCAAAACGATCTCCGAGCATGGATTAGTTCCGAACTCATAATTTGGATCTCGATGCCCGTATTTTTCAACCGTCTTTCTAGCAGCTTCCCGATTAAAAATGCCTCGTTCACCGGAATGGGAGTTGTAAAGTGATAACCATTCTTCCATGAACTTTCCGACAGTAGGTGTTTCATTATACACCGCACTGTTGTTCGCAAGAGCGCGGTGCGGCGCGGTATCCCACCATGGTCCAGCTTTTGCATGACGAATCCTTTCATCATCAAGATCAGATAACGAGATCATTGCAGAGCGACGTACGCCACCCACTACAACCACCTCACCAATTTTACACATCAAGTCATGGCACTCTAATGAATGCAACTTACGACCCTTAGCGTGTTTAAATGTTGCTACGGTAAACTCAAATAAATCAATCAGTGGTTGCGGCCCGGAAGCTCTTCCGCCAAATGTTTTGAGTCGTGCTCCGGCGGGTCGTACTGAAGATACGTCCCACTTGGGAATTTCCCCAGCCCAGAGGTGTGCGAGGAGAAGACGCAATGACTTGGCCCATCCTTCCTTAGAATCGTGCACGTTGATCGTCCCCCCGCTATCAAATAGCTTTTCTGGCACTTCGGGCAGTTGACTAATGTATTTAGATTCAACGCTAAAGCCGACGCCCGTTCCGCAGAGCAAAATAAACATCGCTTCATCAAACGACTTAGGATCGTCAACAGGTAAATACGAACAGTTATATACACATGTGTTATCACGGTCTGCACTCTTTCCAGCCGTCATCATGGCGCGCATGGACGGCATCAATTCAAGGTTAACAATAGCATCATAAAGTTGATCTCTTAAATTATGATAAAACGGGTTTAAATCAGAATTATTTGTATTCAACGCTGGTGTACGGCTAAAAATGTAATCTGTAAAACGTGTTACTGTTTCTGGCCAACTTTCACGACGACCCTTGTCATCTTGATAGCGGGCATAACGGCTTGCAGCTATATATTCCATGTATTGGTCCATCTTTTTAGTCATTGCATAATCTCCAAATTGTCATTGCGTTTTTCTTCTTATCGCCGCCCATTAAAAAGGCAGTATTTTGTGTGCCATATCCCATTTTCTTTAGGGCTTTTGCCATTGACACAACTTCTTTAGAAAATTAAAATCTCACCGGTTTCTGGGTCTGTGTGTTGGTACACATAATACTGATCCATTTATTGGTCTCTATAGTTATATGGTTGATAAAGGGCAAAAAAGCCCGACGCAGTTTCTACGCCGGGCTGCCCACTACTGGGTACTACTATAATGGTAATGCGTAACTTGCTAATGCTTCAGCTTGGGTGTGAATCCATTCGGCTAAATCGATGTACATCTCAGGATATGACTCTTCTAAAGTCAAATAATTAATACACGAAGCGTTTGATGCTAACGCCAACATAAACTGAATTGTTAGTTCTTCGCGAGGATCCATGATTAGATCGCAAAGTCTGCTGCAGCGGATGTTGCACCGCCTAACTTCTCTCCGTCTTCCAACTTCTGTACGTTGTTCAAACCACAGGCAATGCCCTTAGAACCTTGTGCATTGTATGGATAGAACGTGATTGACGCACGGCCATAGCAGCCACTGTAGAACTCATTCATGTCCATAATTGGATTGAGGTCCTGATCTACTACGCCGGGCTTTTGTGCTGAGTTAGCGTTGATAAAGTAAGAGCCGGCGTATGCTGCATCGTCTTTCTCTTCATCACCGTCACGCAAACCACCTTTAAGACCTTTAGGTACCGCGCCACCGAAGTAAGCAGCTGCACCAGCCTTAGTGTCCTCGAATGCCTTGTTGATCTTGGCAATCGTTTCCTTGTCAGACTTAGGGATAATGATGGACACGGAATACTTTGGTGTGCCACCTTCGATTGATGCTTTTGGTGAGAATACGTTAGTGTAAGAAAAACGAACTTTACCGGTAACGATTTTTACTTTAGTTGCTTGTGTCATACAATTCCTTATTTACTGTAGTACTGGACTTCAATAGGTGCCAGCACGTCTAACCTTTTACTGTTGTTACTAATACGCAAATCAACTACTTTAAATTTCACAATGTGAGAAACCTAAGAATCATATAAAATACCTAGTTTTCCCATCGCCTGCTTCATGGCCAGAGCCCTGATAAAGTCTGTGTGGTACTCAGGCTCATGTAGGATCTCTGGCTCTTCTGCTACTATATCTAAAATATTACCAATGGATTCTCGTATCTGGTAAATACCTTCACGGTGTCCACTTCCGGGTAGAGTCTCAAAATCTTTTAAGAACATATTAACTAACAGGTCGGGAACTTCAAATTCCGAACCATAGCACTCTACCATCATAATAGCTCCTACTTAGCTACCATGACCAATCCAATATTGCCCATGGCGTATCCTAAAAACATGATGCCGGTTCCCATGCTGCCCTTGTAAAACTGTTCACAGGCAACATAGAAGTACACCACACCCATTGCTGCTATTAACCAAGTACTCATGCGAAATCCTCCTTCGCGTCTTCTTTAGACTTAACCAGCTTTGGTTGCCCTTCCGGTCTTAGTACAAGATTACCCAGCCATGCTGCAACCTGTCCTTTGGGGCCTAGCTTTTCCAATGCTGCAATAGACTTGAGCTTAGGCTGTTCCCAAATGGCTACTGGATCCATACCCTTTTCTACTAGCACTGTTGCTGCTAGTGCTGAGTCACTAATCTTACGATGAGTTACTGTGGTTGTTAACTTAAATCCAGGTGGAATAACATTTTGATCTACTGCCCTTGTTAACGCAAACTCTTCTACGTCGTTTACCCAAGTTTTTAGTTGTCCCGCTTTGAAAAGTACTTCACTAACTTCATCTTCGGTTAATAGAGGGGGATCTCTAAATTCTAACCTGGCTAATGCGGTATTAAAATCTGATCTAGCTCGACAAGTTGCTTTTGCTTTACACCATTTACAATGGTCTCCAGCGATAAATTCTCCATCACCAACCCAAGCCTTTTTAGCTCTTGGGGCTACAACGTATTTGGCCCACTCTAATAATTTTTCTAGGGTTGTTTGGTCAGTAGTGATACTGTCCAAGCGAGGCTGTATGATCGAGTACTTGATAGTTTTGATTTCAGAAATTTCTTCCTTAAACTTTGCATACGTTCCAAGTCCGTATAATCGTAGTTGGGCATTGTCAATTGCTGATACTGGTATTCCAGCGCCGTATTTGAGGTCCAATACGTGAATGGTACTGCCAGAAATGATAACCACGTCTGCTGTCCCAAAACCTTGAGGTATCCAATCAGAGAAATCAACTTTTTGCTCAAACATTGGTCTATCACCCTCACCAATTTGGCTACGTACATAGACACAGTAAGAATCCACATAATTTTCCATCTCCTCATTGTAATACTTAGATTGTTTTGCTACGTTGTACCGCAATTCAAATTCTGTTGGGTCTATTTGATCGTAATGTTTTTTTAATCTTATTTCTGCAATTTCGTGGGCTAGTGTGCCTTCTGCAGAAAAGTCAAAAGAATTGCTATTTCTTTTTTGTTCGGGAAGTGTGCTTTCAAGACGAGCGCTTGGGGTACAAGCCATCCATCTTTCTGCGCCGGAAGCGGATAATAGTGCGTGTGCGTTACTTGACATTCTGGTTAGCCTTTTTATTCTGGTTTATCGTACACTTACTAATACGCAAAACAGTTACTTTTCTAATGACTTTTTTTCGTATTTTTGTAAATATTTTTGGGCGGATTTTAAAATTTCAATGGAATCTTTAGCTCTTCCCAATAAAGTATTACAGTGAATACAAAGTAATCCACGTACTTTATTTGTTGCATGGCAATGGTCTATATGCAGTTCAAATCCAGATTTTAATGTTTCTTGGCAAATTTCGCATTTATTATTTTGAGCTAATCTTTTTTCTTCAAAACTTTCAATTGTGAGATTGTATTTTTTGAGAGTGCTTGTTCTCATGTGAACTTTATAACGATCTGGATTGTTTTCCCTCCAGTTTTTTGACTGGGTTCGAACTTTATTTAGATTGTTTTTATACCATTTTTTCTTATTGGCTTTTTGTTTTTCCGGATTTTCTGACTGCCATTTTTTAAGATTTTGACGAGCACAAGGTTTACACTCGGTGCCAAGCCCATCATTTTTAGATTTATTTTTATTAAAATCAGAAAGTGGTTTTTGAATACCACATTTTGAACACTTCTTCATTGATACTCCTATACGTAATTGGTGAACTAGCCGGTGTATAGGCACCGGCAGGGGAGCTACCCCGTTCGTTCATTGAAAATTATACTACGATTTTAATACTTTAATTAAATCTGCAATTTCTTTCTGAAAATCGACTGTAATTTCCTGCTTAATATTTTGTTTAACGTCTAGGCGTTCTCGATATTCGTCGGGATACTGGCCTCTTAGCGCAATTTCTGCAATGCGGGAATTAAATGCTTTGTTTTCTATGTTGGCTAACATCATGTTTTCCCAGAATGCCTGCCCATGGGTAGTTGCCATAGACATCGTTTCTTTAAAAACCGGATCCTCATCCTTCCACTTAGCTGCGGTGTCTTTGCTGATGTTGATTGCCGCGTACATGGCTTTCTGAGAAGCGCCTTGTTTACCAAGTTCTAAGATGATGATGGCCATCTCTTTGGTAAAGGTTTTCTTTTGTTTAGTTGCCATATTATTCCGCTGGTGTGGGAGGTGCCTCAACAGGAGGCGCTTCGTTTGCCGGAGCTTTCAAATTTTCTAATGGTGGATCTAAGTCAGCCATTTTATTTCCTTTAATTAAAAGCCGGTGATTTTCTTAGCGGCCTTGGTTAATTCTTGTTGTGTGCTCTCGCTGACAAATTTGTTAATTTCCAGTGATGCGTCAATGATTTCAGCTACTGTGGGGAACTTAGGCGCTAGTTCTGCCGCCTGCTTAGTTGTCTTGTCTAATAGATCCCAGGCTGCCATGCTGGCCTTGTAGTTGTTCTCTAAAAGTTCTTTAGCTTGGTAAAACGTTGCAAATCTTAACTCGTAAGGTGTTATCATTTTGTTTCTTTCTGTGTTGTGTGTGAAATGTGCCAGTGTTCTATGAAGGCGCGCTGGCAGCCTTTGGCTTTCTTTACAGCCAGAGTAGATAGCCGAGTATCCCCGGCCCAAGGAAACGTCTCCCGACGTGTCCTATATCTACTAATACGCTTTTTGTAGGAAAACCGCCCTACTTTTCATCCGGTAAAATAATGGTACGTAGCTGCTCTTCCGCTGGCTTGGTAGCACCATGCTCCTTGCGGTAGCGTAGCGCGTCGTTGAGCATCATCTTGGTGAGGGCTAGGGCTTTCTCTTGGTGCTCTTGCTCCATCTCCTCACTGGTACGCCTGGCCTTGCGCTCGACCTCTTTAACGATGTCGTTGCTGATGCCTGCCTGCCTAAGTAGTTGCTTTAGGTTCATCTTTAGCCTTTTCCATTCGTTCAATCGCGGACCTAAACTGTGGTTCGCCCTGCATGTTAATCAGTCCAATTAAGGGCGCTGATACAACGTAGGGTGTGTTGGCCAGGATTTGTAATAGTCCGTTTACCTGTGCCACTGTGAATGAGAAGTTAATAATCTCATCGTCTAGTGGGTCTTTTTGTCTTTCAGTCATTTCTTCTTGCCTTTCTTTTCAATTTTTCCAAACATCTCATACCTTGCTGCTAACTTTTCTGGGTCTGTGCAGTACTGATTTAATTCCATCTTTTCACAGTACTTTTCCATCAACGCTTCGCAGCGCATGTCATGGAGGCTCTTAATACCAAGTAGCGCATTTAATACTTCATCCTCACTCATTGGTACTGGGCGATCACCGTAGTGTTTAAATAGCAAATCAATGTCTTCACTGGTCTGCCATGCCACCATAATGGCTGATTCTAGGTCTACTTTTGGGTTCATTTGTTCATCCTTTTCTTGGCCTTCTTAAGTTCTGTTGCAAAGTCTACACTAAACCATTTACCAACAGTTTCGATTGCTGGTAACATTTTTTTGTACGCTGCAATATCATCTTCGTGATAAATTTGTTTGTTCTTTAGCATAGACTTCATGTTAACGTGAGCGTCTGCTAATACATTGACCACAATCTGGTCTGAAAAGTCGTCATCAATTTCAAGTATCATACCTTGGTTCCTTCATTAAATTCCATGCACTGTGCTGCTGCAAGAGTTACTTCTGGTTTAAAGGGCAGCGCCAAAAATTGTGCTTTAATTTGTTGGCAGTGTTTTTCTGTAACGGGCTGGTTGCTAGAAAAGAAATTGCAACTGGTACCAATACAGACAATAGACACGAAGATCATGGCATTCATTTACCACACTCCGGATCTGCTGCGTTGTTTACCTTGATACGCTTAGCTATCTCTTGTCCTATGTACCACTGGGCCTTACGTAGGTCTTCTACTGCGTCTTGCTTTAGATCACATCGCCAGATGTACTTTAACGCGTTACCGAGGTTAAAGCCCATGTGGCTGGTAATCTGAATGCACTCAACACCGCTAGGGTGGCTTGTGTAATGTCTAGGGTGATTAACTGGATCGTTTACTGACATGTCGTAGCTCCTGTAATTGTTTTTCCATTACCAATGTCTCCTCCATTGAGTCACAGACCCAGATCCCCAACAAGTCTGTGTACATGTGGGTGTCAATGTCCTCTACGCCACACAGGGTCTCCATGATGTAGTTGCCCTTGTACCGGTGCTCTACTATAAAGTTGCTCATAGCTTTAGTTCCTTTTTAATAAAATGGACGCCCTTGGAAAAGTGATAGCGCCAGTACTTCTCTGTTACGTTAACGTCTAGGTGAGTCAAACCCTCTAAGAACGCCTCCAGTATGAACTGCTGCTTTACCGGCATTCTTTCCACAATCAAACGCCTGATGTCTAGTATATCTTCGGGGCTCCAAGGGTAGAACGCCTCGATCATCTCTGCCGAGGTGCCCTCACTGTCGCCCTTCTCTAGCTCATCAATCTCCTCGTCTGATAGGCGAGGAGTTGCTGCTTTGATGGTGTGCTTGGTTTTTGTTCTCATAGCTACACTAATACGCAATTTAGGGCATCTAAAAGTGCTTCTTGCAAATTTATTTTTCCATCCAGTACCTTGACCACCTGCTCGTCGATACTATTGGCCACAGTTAGATGATGTATGATAACCGGTTTCTCTTGCCCTTGGCGGTAGATCCGAGCATTCGCCTGGATATAGTTTTCT